CGGCGGTCTTGGTGATGTCAAAGCGTTCACGGACATCTTTGGACAACTGCACGGCCAAGGCTTTGGCGTAGTCGGGTTCGTTGACGAACTTCCTCACCGCCTTGTACCATGCGTCTTTCTTGCCGTAGGGGATGAGCAACCCGTTGTGGCCGTGGACGACGATGTCGGTGTAGGGGATGGTTTCGCTTGCGATGATAGCCTTGCCCATCCATCCCGCTTCCACCACTTTCAGTTCGCTTTTAAGGCGGTTGAACTTGGTATCCCGAAGCGGAGCGATGGTGGCGTTGATGAAGTTGTATCCCCCGACATAGGAGTAGATGTCCGCCGCTTGGATGCGTCCGTAATTGGCGTTCTTGCCAGCACAAGAGAGCATCCGCTCGTAGTCATCGTACACCGCATTCCCATCGTTCCAACCGCCAAGGTAGATTTTGTATCGGCCGTCAAGGGACTTGTCGTGAGCCAGCAATCCAAACGAATGTTCCACCAAGGCGATGTCCTCTTGGTGTTGCGCCCCTCCGAACCAACCAATCTTAAACCTATCTTTCTCAGGCTCCGTGTCAGGATTAACCTGATACTGCTGATACGCTTCGTAGGGTTCGTTGGGCAGGATGGTCACGGCTTTGTTGAGCAGGCGAATCTTTTGGGCGAGGTGTTCGGTCGTCGTGGTCACATGGTCAGCCAAGCGGATATGTTCACGGATTTGCTCGTCCAACTTGGTGTCCAAATAGTGCCGATACATGATGTGTCCCGATTCCAGCACCCAATAGTCGTCAAGGTCCAAAATGACCTTCGCTCCAAAGGCCGTTAGAGCCTCGTAAACCTTCCGAATTTGGTCAAGTGTGCCTTGACACCAAAGACGATTAAATAGCCACACATCAACGGTCTTTAGGTCCTCATCTTTGACATTGGCGATATTGTCCACGCACACATAATCGAACTCCGTGTAGTTGTCGCCAAGGTAGGCGTTCGGCATTTCCAACCGATAGAACGAGCAGCCCGTTGGATGGGCGTTGTAAACGATACAAATTCTCATACCCAAAGGTACAAAAAAAAGGGCCACCCCGTGAGAGATGGCCCTAACCACTAAACCATGCGGGAGTATGAGAACCCGCAGGTCAAAGATACTTTACGAACCGCTGATTTGGGTCGTGGAAGCGGAGAAAGTTGCGGCTGCGATGTTCAGCATCGGGTCGGGTTCCATGCCCGTCAGCGTCATCTCGTAGCCCGAACGGTCACCGAATGCAGTCCCCGTTCCAGCGGTTCCAGCGGATGCTTCCAAGCCATTCGCAGCACCAAGCAACCAGTAGCGTCCGTTGTTGTCAAGGACGATGACCAAGAGGCGATTCCGAGCCAAGAGGCGCAACTCATTGCGGACGGAGGTCTGCAACTTGTTGATGGTGAAGGTCACTTCGGGGGTGTAGAACAAAGTGCCGTTCTCGGTGCTTGCGTTCAAGGTTTCGGTCATGCTGGAAGTCGCCTTTGTGAGGTCGTATTCAAACCAAGAACCCGACACCGAGGTAGGCGTGAAACCAGTTACCAAGCCGCTACCGTTCGTATTCACGGAACCCGTAGCGTTCAAGGTTTGGACAAAAATAGTTTTGATACCGCCAACCGAGTTGCGGCATCCGAGGGCGTAGCCCGTAGTTAAGGAACAAGACATAGTGTATATTTTATTTTAGGGTTGCGAACAAAATAACGGGGGGCAGTTACCCACCCCCCTTACACTTAGGCCAATTTCCAGTCAACGATGAGGTCGGGGTAAGCGACTTGGACACCAACTTTGAAGGCGGCTTGGAAGCGGACTTCATCGTTGTCCTGCGAGTACCACAGGGAGAAGTTTTCCTCGTCCGAGAGCAAGTCGGTTCCGTAGAAGAAGTTACCGAGGTAAGAACAAACCATGCGGTTGTAACCAAGCAAGCCTGGGACTGCAACGACACGGACATTGGTACCAGGGTAGAAGATGTCACCATCGGCAAGGCCCTGCAAATCAACTTGGTTGTAAAGCACGCTGGAGGTGGACTTCAACGCTCCAATCAAGGTGCGGAAAGTGTCCCAGCCGCAGAATATGACCAAGTCATTGCGGGTCAAGATGGCCTGCGGAATGCGAGTGTAGATGTTGTCAAAGATTTGGATGGCGTTGCTTGTGGTGATTGAACCCGAAATCGCAGCGGTGTTACCCGATACGGTTGAACCCGATGCAGCGTTCAAGATTGTCAACAAACCAGTTACCAAGGTGGAACCAGACCAGATTGCGTTCTCCAACGCTTCGGCGATGCGCAGGGCTTTCTGCTCGGCGAATGCCTGCTCAAAAGGAACACCGTCGTATGTAGAACCTTGGGTCAACTGGGACTGCATCCAGTATTGTTCCAGCGAGCGAGGGCAAAGAGCCTCTTGAACTTTCATGGGCGCAACGGTGATATTCCTTTGCGAGAAAGTTGTGGTTCCTGATGCGGTCCATCCGCAGGCAGTACCCGCAGCAAGGGCGGCATCCGTGTCCATCAAATTGAGGGCAGCGGCTGATTTAATACCCACCTGCTTCGTGAACAGGGCGGCGGTACGGGCCGAGAATACGGCCTTGGTGATGAGCGGCAACCGTTGTTGGTCGGTGTACGCAAGTAGAGTTCCAAGAGAAAATGACATGGCTTTTTGTTTTGGGGGTTAAAGTTTATTTGGATTTTTTAAGAGTTTGGATTGCTTGGGCGAGGTTATTAAAGTTCTGCTGGGCAGAGGCTTTGCGTTGCTCCACGATAGCAGAGGCGGTTGGCTTGGGGGCTTCGGTCGGGAGTTCTGCGACCTTTTCAACGATGTCGGTCATGGTTTCCATCTGCGAGGCAAAGGCAGCCATCTTGTCCTTCATCTTACCCATCTCGGTGTAGGCGGCCTTCAATTCCTCCATGATGCTGACCAAGTGCTTCTTGACGATTTCTTCAACCATCAACGGGTCCACCATCGGATAGCCTTCTGCGATTTCGCTGACCACTTCGCCCGCAACTTCGGGGGTGATTTCAGCGGCAACGGCCACTTCTTCGGCAGGTGATGGGGCTTCGGCTACAATAACTTCGGTGATTTTGCCACCTTCGGTTTTGATGACACCAACGCCTTCCACTTGATGCTCACCATCGGGAGCGGGCAGGGTTTCATCTTCGGTTATCACATACACGGCGGTTCCTGCAACGAGGTCGCCGTCCACACGGACAACGGTTCCGTCCACCAACTTGTAGTCGGCGAAGGATTGCTTTTGGGTTGTGAACTTCCGCAACTCGGTGCGAAGGGTCATGATAGCGTCTTTTAAGTTCATGTTATTGGGATTTGTAGGTTGGGTTGATATGTTGCAAAAAGTTCGTCAAATCATCTGCGAGGCCCGCAAGTGCGACCTCCAATTCGGTTCCCGTGTTCTTCATGCCGAACAAGCCCTCCACGGAGAAACCCTTGAAGGCGTGGCGATTCTCCCACACCTCATCGTTCTCCACTTTGAAGGAGCCGAACCAAGAGCCGTCGGGGGTGTCCTCGTAGCCTTTGGGTGCAAGTACGCCCCGCTCGGTGTCGGTGATGTAGGATTCAAACATGAACACCCCATCCAGTTCGGCGTTGTGATAGGCGTTCACATTGTGCTGGTTCCCTTGCTTGAAGTACTTCTGCACGATTTTGCGGATGGTAGCCTTGTCGAATACGACATAGTACTCCCCGTAGGTGTCGTCCTTGCGATATATGGGAGTATCGGCAAGCATGAGCGGTCCCGTCAGCACCCTGCGTTCCCCCGTTTCGGCGAATCGCTGCGGGGTCTTGGCGAAGGCTTGGAAGGGTTTCTCAATGGCAGGCATATCAACGAGGGCCACGAATTGCACGCCTTCGTCCACTTCGTCCACGGTCATCCGATATACGGGTAGTTCCATGTAGGCAAGTGTAGCGGTTAGCCTAATGTTGCAAATTCGGACAAGCGGCGCACCCTGCTAGTCGTCTGCTGGATGTCCCGCTCCACGACATAGGCCCGCATGGGTTGCATCCCTTGGCCTTGGCCGTTCCCAAAGGAGGATAGGTCGGTCGTGTTGGGATTGCTGAAAATTGGGGGAGCAGCACCGCCCCCCGCACCCGAAGGCATCGGTCCACCAGGTGAAGGCGCACCGCCTCCTTCCCCGCCGCTTGTGATAGCCTTGCCTGCTGCAATGCCCGCCGCCGTGATAGATGCAATCCGCAAGCCCGCACGAATCTTGGCCATCGTGTTGAGGGCCTTGGTTTGTGCGATACCTACTGCACCGCCAGTCAAAGCGTTCGCAGGGTTAGCAAAAGCCATTGCCGCATTGGCCGACATTTCTTTTTGAAGGTTTATGATGACATTGGCGATAGCCGAACCTTTCTCAATAGCCAACGCCGCAATGGCCAAGCCTTTGTTTTCCCCTGCAAATGCGGAGAGCGTCTGCCCGATGGCTGCAACGGAATCAAAGACGACCTGCTCCTTGTAATCGGCAACCGCTTTCTCAATGGCTTTGCGTTCTTCGGCGTTCTTGCGGTCGTGTTCAAGAATTGCATCGCTTTCGGCAAAGTATGCTTCTGCAAAGGCGTTGAAGTCAGCGGTCTGCTGGTCCAACAACGCTTTCTCGTAGGCGACCGAATCGGCCTCCGCTTGGAGTTCAGCAGCAGCAAGGATGGCGAGGCGTTCGTTCTCTGCGATGCGGTCTGCAATGGCTTTGTCACGGGCGGCTTTGCGTTTGGCATCAGCAGCGATGAGGCCGTCGGTGTGGGCCTCGTATGCGCTGCGGTATTTCTCCAACTGCACCTCTTGGTCCTTCAATGCCTGTGCCTGCTCCGCTGCTCGTTGCTTCGGGTCGGGTAAGTTCAAGAACCGACGGACCGCTGCGGTCAGTTCGTCCCACTTGGCTATTAATAAACCAAGCCCTGCAACCACGATTCCAACACCTGATGCGAGCAGAGCAACCCGAAACGCCCTCAATGCTCCCGTGCTGGTTCCAACGGCTATGGCGTAAACCCGTTGAGCCGCTGCCGCTGCTTCGGTTGTGATAACGGATTTTTGGGTCAGTAGGATGTTGATTTGCTGCACCCCATTGACCAAGGCCAACGCTCCTTGGACTTTGACCATTGCCTTCTGCAAGTCCTCGTTCTCGTCACCGAACAAAGCCGCTGCACCTTGGGCAATCGCAAACCCTGCCGCTACTGCTTGGGATGCTTCCACGATTAAGGTAAACGCCTTGCTGCCGCCCTTTGCAAAGGAATCAACGGACTGCTCAACGCCCTCAATGGTTCGCTTGTAGTTACCCGCCTCAACTTGCAGGCGTTGGAACTCTTCGGTGTTCTGCTTGCCCGCCGCAGCGAGTTCAACCATCCGCTTTTTGGCGGCGTTGAGTTTGTCTTCAAGCGATTGAAGTGCTGGCCCTGTCGCATCGGTGGCGACTACTTTGAGGGCAATTTCTTTGGTTACATCTGCCATGGTTATCCTTCGGAGGGTAGTTCGGGGTTTACGGGGGGTTCATATCCTGGGTCCACAGGGTCGGGGTCAATCGGGCCGTTGAACAAAAATTCGGGGTCGCTTGCAATCGGTGTGGTTGTGGTAGCGACAAACTCGGAAAGGTTGAGGATGCGGCGGAGCGTTACTCGGCAAGGCTTCATCTGCCCTACGAGGTAGTCCCGAATCTCCAGCAACCGCCAACGAATACCGCCGTAGTATATCGGCTTGCGGAAATCCAGTTGGTAGATGTCCACCGAGGATAGCAGCATCGTGAGTTCCAACTGCAAGGCTTCTTGACTGACCGTTTCGTTGATATAATTCAGCCAATAGGTATTGTACAAGTTGTTGTTGGTGTAGGCGTACGGGCTGCCGCTTGCGTTCACGGCGTTGTAATAGACCAACCTTGGCTGCCCGAAGGCGAGGTCCACATTCGGGGCGTAGGGGTTGTCAATGTGACTGACAAAGGGCATCTTTAGAATGCCCACGGACAAGGCCACATTCCCGCTGACCCCGTATTGATAGGCCCATTCAGTCTGCCCCTCAATGAGGTTATACTGGGCAAGCCTGTAGCCCGTTTGCAGGGCTTTGATTGTTCCGCTTGCAAGGGTTCCGTCAATGTCCCAAGTACGGCCCACGATTTTGTCGGTGCTAAATGATGCGGGGATAAGAGTGCCGCACAGGGTTTCTACCACCTTGTCCCCCTTGCCGTAAAAGTTACCCGTGTTGAATATTCGGCCTCCGTATCCCTCACGGGCCAAAGGGTAGGACTGCTTGTAGGTTTTGGATAAATAGTCCCCCATGTCCTTGTACTTGAACACGATATTGGTGTAGGCGTTGGGGTCGCCATTGGTGAGGTTCTGCGTTTCGTTCTCGTCCGATTTCTGCGTCCAGTCCACCACGCCCGAAGCGTAGAAATCTTTCCAAGGCTCGATGTATAGGAGTTTCGGGTCTTGTGGGTCGGGCATGATTTGCAAGTTGAACATCTTTTGCAGGTCTTGCAGAAGGTCGCTTTGCTTGACATCGGCAGGGAGTGCGGTCCGCATATCCAGCACTCCAATCCCAACGGGGTTTTCAAGGCAAGTCCATTGGACCGTTGCCCCCGAAAGAATCGTGTACCCAAAGAAAAAAACCGAATCTAAACGAAATCGTATGTCAACATTTGTGTTTGCGGGTATGGTCACATTGCTGAATCGAACGGTTGTAGTCCTTTGAGTAAATCCCACCGAATTGCTAACGATGGCTATATTGCTCGATGTGTTGATGTTGCGGAGTGAAGCCTGAAAGTCGTAGTAAAAATTTGGACCTACGCTTGTTCCTGAAACTTGAAAAGTTATGTCAACATTCCATCGGGTTGGCAATATTGGTGAAGTGAAAATACTGGATGACGCAACCCAATAACTTGGGCGGTCATAGTATGGAGCAACCGAATCGTTTTGAAATAAAAGCGTACTGTTTATGGCCGTACTTAAACCTAAATTGCCAGTACTTGCTGCAAGGATATTATTACCCGAAAGGTTGATAGGCATCGTCCCCGCTGCATAAGGCATCACCAACTTGTTGAAGAATGCCGAGTTGAAGAAACTTGACGAATAGCGGAACCCCGCCTCGGTGAAAATGAGGTCCACCATCTTCTTGACATAAATGCTGGGGCCAAGCCTCCACCACGGGGCTTGGAACCAACCGCCGCCGTTTTGAGCAAGTATGTCCGTGAACCCCGCCGCATCCACTACTCCGTAAACATACCCGCTACTCAACGCACCCGATGCCGTCCAAGTGCCGCTAACATGGCCGCTTGTGGGCTGATGGTTCATGCCTGTAACGCCCGCCGTGTTGACGAGCATATTGCCTTCTATCGCTTTGAACAGGGACACATTGTCCGTAAACAAACCCACCTCGTAGGTGACCGTTCCCTTGGTTTTGCTCATGGATAGCAACTGCA